AAGAACTCAAACGGGATACGAGCGATTGGTCTGCCTTGTGACTGCGGGTAAATTTCGTAAACAACGATCCAGTCTCCCTTGTCGTCCTTTCTGAAAATACGCTGACGATAGATTCCTTCTGGCAAATCAAGAACGCGATATTGTTCCTCACATTCTGACTTGAATTCGTCTTCCTCGACTTCGTATTCTTCCTCAAGCACCACCATTGTCAGGACTTCGGCTCCGGCAATGCGCTGGGTTTTCCAGTTCACGATACATTCAGCATCATAGAGCCTCATGTAAGGCCGCATACCAAGCGATTGAGCCTGAGCCACCGTAAGGGCTTCCGTCATCGGAGGATGGTCTACAAGGACTCCACAGCGCCCAATCTTGACCACTTCCTCTGCAATCATTTCAGCAAACTGGTGTAGCGATACGCCAGTCATTGATACGTCCGCAACCAATGCTTCCATGCCAGCCGGGGTTTCAATCACCGGGGGCTTGATAAACATCAGGCCAGTCAATCCGTCGATGGTGCGCTGGGTAGCGTTATAGAACAATGCCCGTTTCTTGTAGGCTTTGTATTCTTCGTCGGTTTGCCCTGATAGCCGTGGAAGGTACTTTATGCCGTACTCGTGGATCTCATCTTGACCTTCGGCGGCGTGTTCGCACCGTTCCCATTGGTCATAGTGTTCCGAGTATTCTTCGTGCTGTGTGTCTACGGCCATATTAGATACCTATCACTCGCGCAAATTGCGGTCTGCTTGTCTGAATAGGATAGCGATATACCACAAAATAACCTGCCCCGTCATTGATGTGATCAAAACCAGACGATTTATCTGGCTCTCCGCTTTTGCTATACGCTTGTTTTTCCAAGGCCTCAGCTAATGACGGGCATTTGTCCACATTGACTTTATATCGCCGCTCTTCCAGCATTTTGTTCATGGACAAAACGCGATCTTTAACGGCAGGGTTGCGCCCATCAACGCAAACCTGGAATCCGGCGGCGCGTAGCAAAGCATGGTCAGACACTGAAGCGTTATTGGTTTTGCGTGAAGATCCACTGGCGTCTGGATAGATCATGATGTGATGCCCTTCGTAGCGCTCTTTGATGATCCTTATCACGTCTGGCGTGTCAAATGCTTTGACAATTTCATCCACAGCGTAAGGCTCATCATTTCGAATAACGTGAATTGCGGCGGCCATGTTGGTAACGTTGAAATCCATCCCGATATGCAATGGCTCCTTTGGCCTTGGCATTGCATCTGTTGAATTTAGCCTGCGATCAAATGCCGGATAAACTGATCCAGTGTTGAGATTGACGAACTGCCCGTCCAGATAGGCCGCAAGCTGTGCGCTTGAGTAACTGGCTTTAAGCTGCTCAATGTAACCGGCTGGAAGATATGGATTGCTTGATGTCGGAGCCCTAATTAGCTCATAGCCTGGCCTAAGCGTTTTTCCAAACATCTCATACATCCATGAAAATCCTTCTGGAGTTGATACAGCTCCAAGCGTATTCGGTGCGCCGTCCGGCTTCTTCTGACGGCATCGACCAAGCATCTTGATCCAAACATCGGCAGCCTGATCCTGTCTAAGCGTATCCGCTTCGTCAATAATGCCATCAGCAATTTCAAAACCTACCAATCGAGACGGATTATCAGCCGACCGAAAAATGATCTGACTTTCATTTTCCAATGTCATGATGCTGTCTGATTTGTTGAGCTTGTACCGAACGCCCCATTCGGTTAGTAAATCCTCAAACCGTGGCCATGCAATCAATCTGACAAGATCGAATGTCGGCTCGACAAAGCCAAAATCCATCTTCGGATATTGCAGCGCCTTGACAGCAATCCTGATGACAGCGGCCTGTGACTTTCCTGCACCGTAGCCTGCCACCATGCCAGGATGGATAGCCTCTGAAAAAACAAACCGCTCTTGCGGATTAGTGAGGACCAGTCTTATCCGATTGATATTCGGCTTCAATGGGCGGCCTTTCGATAGCAAAGTGATAACCAGCGGTCACGGCAACTTCGCCAGTTTGCTCAACGCGTGAAAGTTTTGGTGCGGCGTATTCGGCCAATTTTGCAAGGATATCAAGCGCTTTGTATGGATCAGTCACAGCGACTTTGTTTAGCCAAATCGACACGTTGTCGGCGTTATCTTGAAGCAACTGATTGATAGTCTCTCTAAATTCGCGGGTTGCATGGTTAAGAGCGCCTTTAGGCCTTCCTTTGCCCATGTTGCTTAGATTTCCTGTATCCCTCTGTATTTTAGAGCCTTGATCTTCTGTTGACTTCATCCCATTCCTCCGGGGTTGCATCATCGATAGATTCTTTGACAAATAATCCGTTAATCATTTTGCCTTTTCGATCTTTAATTTCCTGCCATGCCGCTTCGATACATTCATCTATGCTCATATTCCACATATGCGCCTGGATAACTAGCGTGACAAATATATCGCCAATGGCATCCATTGCCGATGTTATCTGCGCGTCATTAATGGCATCAAATAATTCGTCTAGTTCTTCCTGTGTCTTATCGGCTTGACGTTTTCGGCTTGATCCGTGAACTGGATCAAATATCCCTCTGGCTTTTGCCCATTCAATAATGTCTTGCTCTCTGTGCATTCAATAGCTCCATTGTTTGTTGTCTGATGCTGGCGATTGTATCCGCGTCAAGATCCTTGCGCCATCGTTCGATCCATCCTTTGCGCTGATCATTCGATGGCAGCGTAGTCAAAAAACGTGCTCGGCAGGCAGTGCAATGCCAGTTGTATTCGTAAATCGAAGGTTTACCTGTTTTTTTTAGAGGTTGCACTGGCTGTATCACTTGCGTGGCGTGGCTTTCAGAGATTTTAGTGCAACCAGTGCATCTGGAACACGTTTTCTACTATGTATTTTTTTACGCGCATATCGCGTGTGTTGTAGTCTCTTTTTTTATTTATAGTCTTTTATATATATAGGTTACACTGGTTACACTATAGATAGAAAGATTAGCAAAATCAGCAGGTTAAGGCAGTGCAACCTAAAAATCAGGTCGCACTGAGGTTGCCCTGTTTTTTGGCGCTTTGACCAGGCTGAGGCCATTTGACCGTTTGCGCTGGTTCCCATTGCGCTTTCCAATGTAGCCACCAGCCGCTGTTGCATCAGATCGCGTTGGTCGATCAATGCCGACGCTGATGAGGATGTCTGTGACGGTTTTCCATTCCCAGAGCGACTCTGGATCGTCCCAAGCAAGGCGCGTATCAATACGCTCGGCAATCGGATCAATGGACGTAAATTGCTCGTTGTGCGCGTTTAGTAAATCCATTTCTTCGGCGGTGAGAAAATAAGATTCTCCCTCTCTGTAATAATGAAGCACTTCAGCCCACAACTGCTGCATATCAATATCATGCGTGTGTTTAATGGTGGCCGCTTCAATAGTCCAGAATCGTCTATTGCCTGTAGGGTCATTCAAAAATTGCTTTGGATTGACTGATCCAAAAAATACAGTGCGTCTTGCGTAATGAGATTTTTTTCTAGCATAAGCTCGCCTCAATACGTCTGACTTATTCGTGATAAACGCCTTGAGAGCCGCAATATCGGATTTTCTAAAAGTTGAATCTAACTCGCCTAGCTCTACCATCCAGAACGAGCAGGCTTGCTCTACAGAGTCCTTATCATCAGGCCGCAGCATCATGCCTTCCTTTAGGAGCTCAAGTTCTTCTGGAACCAATGATTTAAACCATTTAGTCTTGCCAAGATATTGTTCACCTTGAATAACAAGAATGCCTGGAGCGGCCACTCCTGTCGGTGAGAATGCGGCGGCTACAGCCGATAAAAGCCATCGACGGATAAGAATCTCTTTGAGGTCATTGTCTTGATTGTTGACACAAGTGATGGTTTCAAACAAATCAACAATTCGAACAACGCCATCCCATGATTTTGACTCAATCCATGTTGCTACTGGGTTGTAGAGATTTTGATCGGCAATGAACGTCAGAAACTCCGGCACTTTGGCGGTGGGATAGCCAAATCGTGAGCATTCTGAGATGATCCACGCAAGACTTGCGTTGTCCTTGTTATCGACACTGAAAGATTTGCCTGGGATAAGGATCTCATCATCCTTGCTGATGACGTTGTAGCGGACATTAATGCCTAGCCTGTCGATAATCTGCTTTAGATTCTCAATGTGCGCTAAAGGCTTTCCTTTGTCATTGCAATGCTTTAGAGGCTCCCAATAGTTTGTGACGATCTCAGGCGCAATGATGGTTGGATCGACTTGCGCTAACTCGACATATTCCCACAAAGGAGCCGCTTTGCAGATGTTGACTAGGGTTTCTTTGGCTCCTCCAGCGTTTAACCAGTCTGATACATCGCCTTTTTCTGGCAAATCAGGCAACTCAATGATGCGGATTGAGGTCGCTACATTGCGTAGCTTGCAGGCCACCATGTAAGCGTGATCGGCTCCGGCCTTGTCATTGTCTGGCAAAATAATGACGACGCGGTTTCTAAAGTACGGCACAAGATCGTCTGGAAACTTCCCTGCGCCGCCGCTGTTGCACGTTGCGGTTAGGCCAAGCGCACGAAGAGCATCAGCGTCTTTTTCGCCTTCTACGATAAGTACGGTGTTTTGTTGCGATAACATTTCAGGCAACCGATACGGAATCGGTTTGATGCCCTTAATGCTCCATGAGCCGTCTCCAGCTCGCTGTTTAAAGGTTTTTGGATTGTCGTAACGAAGGACTTGATACTTTAGCTCCCCATGCTCATCGACGTAGTTATATGTCGCCGTAAGCGTTCCGTTACGTTTTGATGGAATAGGTTTTGACTCTGGCTTGATGCCGACGGACTCTAGCCATTTGATGGCTTCCGCAATAGATCCGCCTCGAATGTGCGTAATAAGATCCAATGGACCGCCGCCTGTCTCGGCTTCATGGTCATACCATCGACCTTCGTCAAGATCGATTGACTTAGAGCCATTAGTCCCAAATCGTAGCCTTTTCCCGTTATTTTTTGAGTCTGTCGGTCTGTCGCCTAAAAGTTCCCGAACGATCTCCGGGAAGTATTGATTAAATTCACTCATCGTCCGTCCTGATGAACCGTCGAAGGATTGCCCCAGCCCGGACGGTGACGGGTTTTCGGTAGCTAACCTAGGGGCTTTGTTATTTTACTCTATAAGAGCAATCGCCTCTTCAACACTCCTCGCCACTCCCGCAATGCCTCCGCAATATTGCACTCGCCAAATGAAGTTTTCCTGTTCTTTGGTTAGCCGTCCTGTTTTGGTTTTAACCTCAACGGCAAGAAATGATCCATCTGGCGCAATGCCTATGATGTCGCTTGACCCTCGGCACAATCCAAACTGAACCGGCCTGCCGTACTTGTCTGGCAATGCGCCGGTATTGTTGCGCCAAATCATGCAACCGGCCTCCGATAAGGCCAACATGATCTCGTGCATGAGGTGCTTTTCAGACATAAAGCATCTCCCTCAGCGACTCAGCCCTTGCTGTTGCCTCACTTGTGCCATCGGCCATTTTGATAGCAACCCGCTCCAAAAACGACTCCAATTGCTCAAGCGTTGCCATCGGATAGGCATTTGTTAGCCATAGCTCATCATCATACGCGCTCATAAATACTGCCTCGCTTCCGTAAACATGGCGGGTGTATGCTTTGTTCGCATCCGTGCGGCGTAGGTCATTACCGCCCATTCAGCGGGCTTGCTTAGTCCGCGCCGTTTACCAAGCTCAACCAAGTCCCTAAGCGTTCGAGCTTGCGCCTGCTCTTTCTTTTTGGCGCGTCTGGCCGCTTCAATGTCGATGGCTTGAAGCTCGCCGTCTTGGTACTGAATCTCTCGGTTCTCAGTAAGCAATGATTCTGAGCAAACCGGGCACTCTTTCGGTCCAGGCCTAAATACTGCATAGCATTTTGGACACTGCTTGATCGTTGGTTTGTCATTATCTGAAGATCGCTTTTTCTTAGGATCGGGATTCAGGCTCCATTCACGCTCATCATCAGGCAGCCCATGCCTTTGCCAATTGCCAACGTGATCCAGAATAATCAACGCAGGCTTTCCATCTGACGGTCTAAATCCTCGCCCATTGCCCTGCATCCAGATAATCAATGATGCTGTTGGTCTGAGCCATTGAACCGACTCAATTGCTGGAACGTCGATTCCTTCAATTAGTAGTTCTACGTTGGTCAGTACCTTGGTTTCGCCTGATGCGACACGGGCCAGGATTTTCTGCCGTTCTGCTGATGGCGTATTGCCGTCGATATGTTCTGCGGATATGCCAGCCTGGATGTAGGCATCGCACACATGGAGCGCATGATTGATCGTCGCGCACATGACCACGCAGCGTTTGTTGTTGGC